CTGCCTGGTATTCGGGGCTGTTCTTGCCGACGATAATGAAGCCGGCCGTAGCGTTGCCGTCTTCATCGAACAGCAGGTCCACTTTGTGGGTCGCCGGCGAGGCATCGACGGCGGTCAGGTTGGCGATGTCGAAGCCGATGGCGGCGATGGTTTGAGCGGTGTTCAGGGACATGGTGTTGCCTTTCTTCGCGGGTAGATAGGTGCCCGTGCCGGCCGCCGCGCCCGCGAAGGCGACAGCGACCGGTCGGTGCTGGGGTGGCTTGCGCCAAAGTGGGATGCCGGCGGCGCCGGCGGTGGATTACAGGGTGGTGTCTTGCCAGGCGATCGTGGTGCTATCGAACTGCGTGTCGGTCGCATAGGAGCGCAGCACGTCGAACGCGCAGGTGATGATCTTGTTCTTCTCGCCGTCATCGACCTTGGCGGAAGTGATCTTGATGCGGCCGGCCGAGATCGCGATGCAATCTGCCAACGGCGCGCTGCCGGCGGCCATCACATAAGCCAGCGATACCTCGATTTCCTTTTTGAAGTAGTCGAGGTAAGCGCTGTCTTGCATCAGAACGGTGAACTGGCCGGAGCCCATCACCTTGCCACGCGACGCTGCGGTGGCGTACTTGGTACCGATGACGCTGTCCAGCTTGCCCTGGCCATCGATGCTCAGCGACATGCCCGTGCAGATCAGCGACGGGATACCCGCCACCGACAGCATTGCGGTGGCGCCGGAAAACTTGCCGGTGCCGGGCGCCGCCGCTGGCGCGGCAAAATAAGGTGCTGGCGTGGTATCCAGTTCCTTCTTGCCCATCAGGGTAAAGTTCAGGGTGGTCAGGCCGTTCGGCTGGATCGACAAGTCGCCCTTGCTGACGAAGTTGTCCACGAAGACGCGATTCACGGAAATGCCCGGATCCTGCACTTCCGCAGTGAACCAGTCGCGTGTGTGGCCGGTCAACGGGGTGAACGTGCGCTTGCCCGGCGCCGTGATCGCCACGTTGTCGCCTGCCGCCTTGGTCGTGATGCTGCTACCGTCCAGGAACTGTCCGGACAGCTTGCCAGCGGTCACCGCCGTCAGGAAGAAGTTCTTACCATTGTTCGCTGCGGCCGGCGCCGCGAAACCGGTGATGCGCACCACCGTGCCGGCGCGGTGGCCGTCAGCGAGGAACGAGCCGGCGGAGCGCGTGAAGCCGTCGGCGACGGCGGCAATGGTGGCTGCGGCGGCGGTCGCCCCGGCTGCGGCGAAGTCACGGCGCAGCAGCGCTGCGATCAGATCAGCGTAGGTGCCGCAGGACGCCTCCGCGTTCAGCGCGCCGGCGACACGGAAGTTGCCCAAGCGGGTGTCGCTCTGCTGCTGGCTCTGGTCGATCTCGTTCGAGCTGTACTTATCCGCCTCCGTATCGAACGTTGCGGTGACGCGTGGATACACCTTGCCGCCGCCGGCCAGCGCCTGGGTGCCCTCGGCACTTTGCTTCGCCAGCACCAGCAGGCTGTCAATACCGTTTGCAGTGGTCGTCATGTGATGCCTTTCAGAAAAGAAAAAGGCCATCACATGGATGGCCAGAAAGAAAAAGCCGCCTTACCGCGGCTTCGGTGATTATTCAGTGAAAACGTCGGCGTGCCAGCGGACGCGACAGGTTTGCCGCCAACGCCCCTCGTCTGGCGCGCCGGCGGCAATCTCGGGCGTCTTGTCGATCTGGACCTCGACGCCGGCATCGGTGAACACGGCGCCGCGCTTGAAGAGCGTTCGGACCTGCTCGGCGCGCAGCGCGCACGACAGCGTGCCGGCCAGCAGCGGATACAGCAGGTCGATTTGAAAAACGCCAGCCTCACGATGAAAGGCTTGGCCCATCACCGGGTTGCTTGGCTCGGCTACCAGCAGATACGCCGCGCAGTACGGCACGCCGTCTTGCGGCTCGTACCGCTCGCCGTTCTCATGCACGATGTCGATCGCCGGCGCGATGCTGGCCAGCGCCGTCTCCAGCGCGTTCCTAATATTGGGAATGGTCATAGCGAATAGGTGTTGAAGCCCTGCGCGAAGTCGGCCGCGCTTGTGCCGGCGCGGATGCCATTGACCACGTTGTCGACGATCACCTGCCACTCGACCACGGTCAGCGCCACGATGCCCAGCGGAGCTTGCTTCGACCAGCCCTGCTCTAGGCGCACTGCGTATGGCATGTTATTTCGAAAATGGATGACGTCGCCGGCTTTCGCCGCAGCGATGATCGCCTTGTGTGCTTCCAGTGTGATATTCCCGCTCGGGTCCACTACGGTGCCCAGCGAGTTGTCCGGCGAACCGATGGACACCATCCAGGCGCCACGGAAGCGGCCGCCAACGTAGCCGGCGCCGGACGTGCGGTAAGTCGACGCGCCTTTGGTCAGGAAGCCCAGTTGCCAGTTCGCCTTCGGCCCGGCCGCGCTGAACTTGCCGAACACCTTCGGTTTGTTCGGGTTCACCTTCCAGGTCGTCGGGTCGCCCACCGGCGAGCGGTACATCAACTTGCCGTCCACGGCCAGCGCGCAGTAGCGTACGGCCGTGTCCAGGTCGCCCTTGGTCTTGTCCACCCAGGCTCGAATCTGTAGCGCGAATGAGGTCATTAGATCCGCGCCACCAACTGCCACAGCACCACCACGCCGCCCGGCGCGACCTTGTCGATGTTCTTTACCTTGTAGACTACGCCGCCGGCCAGCACCAGGTCGTCTTCCTTCATCGGCGGCAGCGCGGCGCCGGTGTCGTCCAGCGCGGACATCAGGATCTTGCGGTCACCGGACTTGATCAGCGTGCCGTTGATCGTGCCGACGCCCAAATCGTGCGCGGTGACGCCGGTTTCGATGCCCCAGGCGTGCTTCGTGATCGGCACACCCGGGATCTGCGCGCCACCGACGTAGGTGCCCGGCTGCTTGAAGGTCAGCGTCAGCAGCTGGCCGCTGCGGCGGAACGTCTTGTCGGTGCTCTTGGCCTTGGCGGCATAATCGCTCATCCGCGCACCAGCCTTCCCGACGTCCCCGAGCCGCACAGGTACGGCGCGAGCATGCTGTCGACGGCCGTGTAGCGCGGGCGCTCCGGCGAGCCGTCCTCGTAGATGGTGGTGATCGGGCCGACGGTATCCTGCTTGATGGTGCGTTCCAGATCCGGCAACAGTTCGGTGCCGCCGGCGGCACGCGCAGCCAGGTCGATACAGGCGTTCACCACCTCGACCGGCACTATGGTGCTGAGCACCGGGAAGCCGTCCACCACCACATTCCAGCGCGGCCAGTCCAGAACCTGTGCCTGATAGACGCGGCGGCCCGCCCAGCGGCTCCGGTACGTCGCCAGCATGAACTGGGTCGCGTTGCGCAGCGCCACTTCCTTGTCGGCGTCCGCGCGCGGCGCCCAGTCGGTGACGCCCAAAGCGGCGCAGCGTGTATCAGCCTGCGCTACACTGGCGTAGCTATCGGCATTCGGCAGGCCGGCGCCGGTTTCGATAGTCAGCATGGTCAAGCCAGTCCGAATTTAGTGCGATTGTCATAAGCAAACTGCGCGACGGCTTCGTGACCAGGCTCGTTCAAGTGGATGACGTCGACCGTGGTGCCGTCTGCCTTTTTGGTGAGGAACTCAGGGCGCATTGCGTTGGTTGTGATGTCAGCCGCGACGATGGCGCGCGCGTCGAGCACGGCGACCCCAGAGGCGGCCAGTTTGTCGCAGTAAGCCTGGACCAGATTGAAACAGGCCAAGTCTTGACCTTGGCCAGCCCACGGGCGCACGATGATGATCTTCACGTTGCGCGCGGCCGCCATAGCGATCAGTTGAGACGTCCGCGCCAGGGCTGGCGGAACCGAAGCAACACCGTCCGGCGCTTCGTTCACGGACCACGGCATCAGCAACAGGTGCGTGATGCCGCCGGTCAGCAGGCAGTTGTACGCGCGATTGTGGAACAGCAACGACTTGTTCCCGTATTGGCACAGCGCCGTGTAAGACGCGACGCCGCCACCGTCGATGATCTTCTGCACCAAGCGCCGCGCCCAGCCGTTGATAGTTCCGCCCCATTGAGGCACTGCCGTAGTCTGAACCCAGCCCTGCATGATCGAATCGCCAGCACCAGCGATGGACTGGCAGAGTTTCCCGCGCAGCTGGAACAGCATGTCATACGACGGGATGCTGCTTTGCACCGGCGGCGTGCTCGGCGTGCTGCCGGTATAGTCAGCGGCCCAGTAGCCCGACATGTAGTCAGGGTCGATTTGCGTCCACGGATTGGCATTGCCGTTGTTGGATTGCGCAACGCCGATGACGGCGGGAGGATTCGTGCCCCAGATGCGCGTCATGATCAGCGGGCGCCGGTTCGGGAAGTCCGTGCGCGGTAGGGATTTGCAGGGAATCCAATCGGTCTGGAGCATGCCCTCGATCAGCGTGAAGTCCGCGTTTTGGCCGGAGGTGCCGGTAACGACGCCAGTCGGTGCACCGCCCCCGGTATTGCGGAAGTCGGTCAGATTGGTACTGCCGAACGTGCCGACAATCGGCGCAATGACCGCGCCGGTCGCATCGACAGGATGGAAACCGTCGTTATATGCAGCCGACGGCGAAACACCGACCTTGAACGCATTTTCCGGCACCGATGCGGCGCCGGTCAGGACAACTTTGACGGCGTCGTAGTGCTCTGGCGCCTGCCGGATCTCATGCATGCACGCGTTGACGGTCGCATTGCTGACCACGCCGTAGATGCGCTGACGGGCAATGGTGCTCAACGGTGGCGGCGTTGACGCTGGCGTTGCAGCAGCGGCAGTCGTCGGCAAATTCAGCACCGCATCCTGCATGGTGGCGTCGATTGAGCCAACGGCACAGGTCAACATCACTTTTTGCGAATTCGCGTATGGCCCGATTGGCGCCAGAGCGCCGGCCCCAACGGCCCACGACTTCAGCGAATTGGTGCCGCCCAGCACCTGGTCCAGCAGGTAGGCCATGCCCACAGCACCGGCCGCGCCATTCAGGATCAGCGACTTACCCTCAGGCAGCGTGATGGTCTTGGCGGGCTCGCCGGCTTTAATCGTGGTGGTAGTGGACATTGGCTATCTCGGCGGTGGAATTGAAAAAGCCCGCACGCGGCGGGCTGGAGGTGGAGCGCGGCGGGATTACGCGGTCGTCAGCAGCGCGATAAGTTCAGCCTTGTTTGCAGCGGCCGGGAACTGAGCGCCTTTCGCATTGAGCGCGGCGTGCAGCTCATCCTTGGACATGGTGCTGTAGTCCGGTGGAGTGGCGCCGGCACCTGGAGCGCTCAGCGTGGCGCGCTCGGCGGCCAGGCGCTGAGCCTCGGCTACGTTGGCTGCCGCCTGGTCAGCCAGACGTTCGCGCTCAGCGTTCAGTTCACGCTCGCGCTCCAGTAGCTGGTCGCGTGCGGCCAGCAATTCCGCCATGGTGGGAACGCGTCCGGAGCTAGCCTCGCTACCGGCCAGTGAGGCGACGTCGTCTTCGCTGAACGGCTCGTGCTTCGAGCCGTCGAAGTCGGATTTGTTGATGACGACGTAGCCCAGCGGATTGTCCGCGTCTACAATCGCGGAGATTTTGATTGTTTCGATTTGCATGTTGTTCTCGCAGGAAGGCGGAGAGCCGCAGCCCTCCGCGTTACATGACCGGCAAGCGCCGGAACGATTAGCCCAGCAGCAGAGCGATGTGCTCGTTCTTCGCTGCTTTCACGCCCCATGCGAGGCCGATTTCGTACTTGATCTGGCGATACATCTTGTACATCGCCACTTGGTACACCAAACCCGACAGCGGATCGACCAGCTCGATGACGTCATCGGCCATGTCCATTGGCTTGCCATCTGGACCTACCGGCATCGCCGGCGCGCGGGTGATCAGCTGGATTGCGTTGCGGTTGAAGGCGACGTTACCGGTGTAGCTGCCACCGATGGTCATCGCGGTTGCGGCAGCCGGAATCGCCTGTTGCAGGCCTGGTGCTTGCAACGTGATGGCGCCCGGGCCATTGGTGCCGACCGCCACGACATACTTGTTCGGATCACCAGCCCACTGAATAACGTCACCGGCCAGTACGGTACCAGTGCCCGAAATCAGATTGACCACCGTCGCGCCCGCTGCGTAGCCGTTGGTGTTGCTGGTGAAGCCAGCGCCGGTGCCCTTCAGGAAAGTCTTGATCTGACCCGACTCGTGTGGATAGAAGCCGTCAACAGGCAGCGCGATAGAACCGGTACGCAACAGGATGTCGGAGCCTGCCTCGTTGACCTTGAACAGGCCGGCCTGCTTACCGCGCATATTCGCAGCAGCAGCCGTGTTCATGACCATCTGCAGGTCGGTTTGCGGCGCACCGTTGTCGATCAGGATCTTGCGCGACTGTGCGAAGTCAGACAGGTCGGCTGCGACACCGAACGGCGTGGTGCCGGCGGTGCCGTAGGCACGGGATGCGCCGATGGCCAGCGCTGCCAGATCAGCTTCCACAGCATTCGCCAGCGTGCGGAAGCCTTGAGTGAACTGGTCCAGCAGCGTGGTGTTGAAGGTGCCGGCGTTGATTTGGCTGCGCTGCTCTTCACCCGCCCATTTCACCTCGTATGCTTTCGATTTCGAGATGGTCATGGTGTTCGGCGCAATGACCTGATCGCCGGTGTTCGCTGGCGTGGTGCCAGGCGTGATGTCGATCAGCGTGCCTTGCGGGGTCACTGGGATGGTGATCACCTGCCCCAGCGCAGCCTGCTCGCCGCTGGAGTTTCGCGCTACGGCAGGAATGAAGCCGACGGCTTCACGGGATACGGTGTCCAGTGCCTGGAACATCGTCGGAATCAGTCCGGTTAGCGTGTTGGCGCCCAGGATCAGGCCCGTGTTGGCCATGTGGTTGCGCAAGTGAGCGCCAGCGATTTCAGCAAAAGCTTTGCCGTACAGCTCGATCTTGCTAGCCGCGTCTTGGCCGAAGCTGGTCACGTGAGCGAACAGTTGGACAGCAGGAGCCAGCACCAGGGCGATAGCCGCCGCCAGCGCGAAGATAATGATCTTCATGGTGATACCTTTCAAGTAAGTGGTTTGGGATTCACAGCAAACAGGCCATCCAGCCCAAAGCACCGACTTGCCCATCCAGGCGCCGGCAGAGGAATTGCAGATGAAGCAAGGGCACGCGGAGCGCCGCCCGGATAGATAAATTTAGTCGGTTACGGTGGCGCCATCTTTCATGGCACCGGCGCGGTCCTGCGGATTCATTGCGTCGAACGCAGCGCGGCTGATGGTCTTCTTGCCACCAGCAGCACCGCCACCGCCGCCCTGAGCACCACCGCCCGAAGCGCCCGAACCCTTCAAGATCATGTCCTTGTTCGGGTACTGGCCAACCATGAACTGGAGCGCTTCTTCGAAGTCCGCATGGTTGCCATGGTTGGTGGCGGAGAAAATCGGATTGCCGTCAGTGCCCAGCGGGACCAGCTTGCCGTTGTCGACTTTGAAGCGGTCACCGAACACCTTCTGCGCGATATCAGCAGGGATGGCCAGCTTCTCTGCGATGAATTTGGAGCCAGCGAAGGAGCCACCGATGATATGGTTGTTCAGGTCTTGCGTCAATTTGGTGTTCTGCTCGGTCAGCGCGCGCTGGGTTTCTTCGGCCGCGCGGGTCGCATTGGCGACCGCCTCGTTTGCGGAACGGGTCGCGGCGTCCTTGATCTCCTGCACCTTGCCAGCGGTGACCAGGTCGCCGTCCTTGATGTTTTTTGCCAATCGAATGGCTTCAGCGGCGGCTGCCGGATCTTCGATGCCAGCGTCCTTGAAGGGCTTCAGCGCAGCTTCAGCGGTTTCTTTCGCGATGCGGTGCGCTTTGGCTTCACCGTTCAGCCGGCCGATGGTGGCAACAGTGCTATCCGCGTCGAACGGGGCTTCGGCGCCGTCCGCGTTGATGAAGATGGGTTGTTTCTTCTCGGCGTCCATCGCAATGGTGCCGTCGGCGTTGAATTTGAATGGCATGGTCTGACTTTCCGGGCATCCGCCCTATCGATGGCCTTCCGGCCGTGCACCGCGTCGCGTCCGCTTGCGGCATAAAAAAACCGCCTCGAGGGCGGCTTGTAAATAATTAAAAAGAGCTATCAGACGAGAAACTCCGTCTTATGGGACGCACATTTGATTAAGCGCTGTTCCCCAAATTGTTACTGTGCCGCGCTAAGAAGTCGGACCACTTAGCAACAACCCGCGCAGCCAGCTGAGCTACGTCAATTCTTCGCCCGTCGATAGAAAGTTCCCAATCTCCATCAGCGCCGACGGCCAGCGCACCTACTGCTGCGCCTCCGACTGCACCACTATCGTAGCTACTCACAGCAGTGGGGTGCCGCGTTAGCACATAGTGCTTTGCAGTGTTGCAAATATCACGGCAATCGACTAAATCCGGGTCCTTTAGAAACGCTTCAAGTGCAGCCTGACTTGCGAAGTGAGTGTTCTTGACGTAATCACCAACGTGGTAGGCCGTCACGAAGAAATTGAATACATTATCTGAGTTATAGCTGCTAGTCAGCGTCACCAAGTCACGCTCCGCCTTTCGGAGCATTGCGTTCGGAGTATGTAAGTCAAATATGGCCAAGAAGAATCCCGTTAATAAAATTGGAAGCAGTCAAAAAAAACGATCAAAACAATCATTCGGACTTACCAGAGGTCAAGACAAAGTGCGCAGCCTTCTCGCCGTGCGCCACTAGGTTTATCTTCCTGATCGGCGCGCCACCAGGAAGCTTCACGCCGGCGCCGCCCAGGCCAGCAGCCTGAAGCTGCGCGAGCGCAGCGGCCAGGGCATCGACCGTCAGGGCGGGCGGCAGCGGCGCGGTCAGCAGCGATTTGGCATCGAAGGTCATGCGCCAAATTTTACATCACTTCGCGTACTCAGCCTTGAGCGTTTCGATCTTCAGCGGCCGGCCAGACACGTCGACCAGTTCGCGCGGCGTCAGCTTGCCGGCGCGGAATAGCTCTGCCCTGCCCTTGCCCAGCGTCTCGTCCTGGTATTCCGGCCCCATCATCTTGAGGAAGTCGGCAAAGCTGGTCTTGGCGCTGATCGGGCCGGCACCCGAGGCGCGCTGGCCAGGCTCTGGCTCGTCCATATCGATGCCCATTTCGCGCAGCGTCTTCATCAGCGCGATCTCGGCGCTGCGGCAGTTCCAGTGGCGCGGCACGCCGCCATTCCACGGCAGGTCGTTGCCGTTGATCGGCTCGTATTCCCAGTTCCAGCAGGCGCCGCTGTACGCGATGCACGTCAAACTGGTGTGACTGTCCAGGGTGCTGACCTGCATGAAGCCGTTGGTCACGTCCTTGTTCAGTTCCAGCGTGGCACGGCGCGCGGCGGCCGAGACTGTAGCCATGCTCGTCTGCACGATCGCCGCAGCGTTTTTCTTCGCCAGCGGCATGACGCCTGGGACGCCCGGCCGAATCTCCGGTGCCGGCGCCTTCGCGGTCGGCGCGGCCACGGCCGGCACGACCTTGACCTCTTCGCCGACGATGCGCTTGATGATCTGTGCGTTAGTCTCGCCCTGGGCGGCCCCGATGCGGATCTGCGTCGCCACCTTGAACTGCGTATCCTGCTGCTGCCGTAGCCACCAGCTCTTCGCCGGCGAGCCTTGGATCAGCACGTCGCTGGCCAGCTTATTCAGGTACGTCTCGGACGGGAGGCTCAGGCCCAGACGGATCTCGGCGCTGATCTGGCCGGGAGCCGCGCGCTCGATCACGGTCGCCAGCGCCTTGCGCACGCCCAGCGATTCGACCTCCGCCACGCCGAACAGGTCCATTTGCACCAGCGCCTTGCCGTAGTAGCTGGCGATCAGGTCGTTCGACTCGCGAAGGAGTGCGGCCTTCGCCTGCTTCCCCATTACCGCCAGTTCGCCGGCGTTGGCCAGCACGCTGACCAGGTCCTTCTGCATCAGCACCAGCAGGGCCAGCACCTTCGCCTTGATCTCTGCTTCGGCGCGAAGCATCTTGATTCCGTTGCCGAGCAGTACCTCAAGCAGCCACTGTTCGAGGGCGCTCATTATTCAGCAGCAGGCGCTGGGGTCGGTGCGGGCGCTGGTGCCGGCGGTTGCGCGCCTGGCATCGGCACGTCGAACGTCGGCCCTTCTAGTTCCAGTTTCGCTTGCACGTCTTTCCACACCTTGTCCGGATTGATGATGCCGTAGCGCTGCATCTCTTCGAAGGCGGATTCCTTGTCGAGCAGGCCGTTGCTCACCAGCTGGATCAGCGCCAGAACGAACGGGCCGGCCGTGGCCAGGATTGCATCCGATGAGAAGTCGTCGTAGATATCGACCGCGCCGTTGTACTCGAGGTTCATCCAGCGGTGCATCATGTCCAGGGCGTTGTCGAGCGTATCTTCCAGCGCTTGGACCATGCGAGAGAGCTGGCACTTGGCCTCGCTGTCTTCGATGTTGTTCTGCGTCGCCGTGCTGGCGACTTGTGTTTCGACCAGCAGCTCGGCGCCCATGGCACGCATCTGGTTTTCCAGGTTCTGGAGCGACTTGTCGCCGGCCTCGATCGCGGCACCAGTGTGCTCGACATATTCCATCGTGGCGCCATGTGGCAGACGAACGTAGGATTTTGCCCCGACAGTGATGTTGTACTCATCGTCTACACCTGCGACGGCCAGCAACGGTACGCGGGCTGTATGCAAAATGTTGTCCTGATCGCTCGACGACTGCCAGTGCTTAATATTTAGGTCAGCGAGATCGATCATCGGTGGCACGGCGGCCATGAAACCGGTGCGCTTGGTGTAGTAGGTGACCAGCGGGATGAAGTCGATCGAAGTGCCGCCTTCCTCGAACAGCGCCCATTCGCCTTTCCGTTGCTTGTCCTCGCGGTAGGTCGCCCAGGCGCCCGGGATCAACACGCGCACCTGCGGCACCGATTTGACGCCGAAAGGGCCGTCATCCTCCTCGATGCACTCCATCATGCGCAGCATGGTCAGCCGCTCAACGCCGTCCGCGCCCTTCTGACTCCGCCAGCCCAGTACTTGGCCGGGCTTGACGTGGATCATGTACGGGCGCAGGCCGGCGGCCTTCTCGTCCGCCTTGGTGATGTACTTCTGGCGGCCTTCCTTGTCCACCGTCGACGGCATATCCACCAGGATGTGGGTCAGCCCCTTTGCCATGCCCTCGGTGAACACGCTGTGCGCGAACACGGTCAGGTTGTTGCCGCTCAGGTCGATGTTCTCCAGCCACTCCTCGACGGCCGTATCGATGCCGGTGGAGGTGATCGCCTCGGCGAACGGCTTGGCGGCCATGTTCTCCAGCGTGCGGCCTAGGCCGTTGAACAAGGTCGACGTCGCCAAGCGGTAGTCGTAGCTCTCCTGGTCTTCCGCCGGGAACTTCGGCAGGAACTTGACGCCGGCCGCGCGCATCGCCTTGGTCCCGCCGACCAGCGCATCGATCTTCGCCCAGTCTTCCTGCATTGCCGCGACCGCAGCTGAAATATCGTTGACCTTGGCCATGGCTTCCTTGCGTTAAATTCTGAGCGGCGCGGACGATGCCGACCGCTTCGTGACCGGCCAGCGCTTCGTGATGAAGTAGCCGCCGGCGTCATTACCGTGGTCGAATCCACCCTTCTTATCGGGTTCGCCCTTGTCGTTGTAGATCTGGCGCTCGAGGCCAATCGTATATTTCGGGCATTTCGTCGTGTTCACCAGCATTCGGCGTTGGTCGTAGGTGTTGCAGAGCATCGCATTCACGCTGTTGATGCGGTCTTTGACTGCTGGGTTCGTGGTGTCCACGACCACAGTGAACTTCGCGGCGCGCAGCAGCGTCAGGTCGGACTCGCTCGCCCCGCTGGACTTCCGGTTTTGGCCCGAGGCGTCAGGGTACACCGCAATGGCGTGCTGCTGGCCGGCCTGCTCGTACCGCTCCTTGATCTTCTTGATCATGGCTGGCGTATCGAACACCTCCATGAACTCATCCACCGCGCGCGGCATGTCGTCGCGGATCACGAAGACCACGGCTGCCATGTGCGCGACGTTGAAGTCCATGCCGATGTGCAGCGCGTCGCCAGGCTTGACCGTGTCGTCGGTGTGACTCTTGCGCCGGTCGAAGCAGTAATAGACGACACCCTGGTAGTTCTCGAAGCTGGCCAGATACTCCTGCCGGAACGTGCGCGGATCCATCTTGCGCCGCGCCGCCTCGATCTCTTCCGCCGGAACGTTGCCGCCGTCCACCGAGGTGTAGAGCCAGCTCTTGTGGTCCGGCTCGCGGCCCTGGCCATCCAGATAGCTGTCGTAGCAGTGGTTGAAGCCCTTCGGGGTTCCGATCCGCAGCGCATGGCCACCGACCCGCTGCTCGCCGTCGATCTCATACTTGCAGGTCGACAGCATCGGGCGCAGCACTTCTTCCCACGCCTCGTATGGGCAATCCGCCCATTCGTCCACCAGCACGAAGAACAGCCCCGAGCCGCGCAGGTTGTCGTAGGAGTCCAGCCCAACGATGCGGACCACGTGACCGGCCTTCGTCGTAATCGAGCACTCGGTCTCGTTCGGCTTGCTCGCGCGCCAACTGGCCGGGATTGCCTGCTTCAGCCGGCGCCAGAAAACACGCTTCGCCTGCTTGAACGTCGGCGCGCCGTACCAAATCTCGTCCTCGACGCTGACATTCCACTTGGCGGCCAGGCGCACAGCACGGCGAATCTCAGCCTTGCCCAGGAAAGTCTTGCCGAAGCGCCGGCCGCAGACCGCGTCGCGGAAGCGGGCCTTTTTCTGGAAGCCCCAGCAGTAGATGTTCGCCTGCTTCGGCGTCAGCTTTACCGGCGGGTCAGAGTACGGGCTGGTCTGGGACATCTTCGTCAGGCTTCAGCACATACTCCGGCGCAGCAGGAATGCCGCCCTCCTGGGTACCGACAGGCGCTTTCGGAGCGTCCAGTCGGCGGTTCACATAGACGTCGCCTACTTCCTTGGCGGCCTGCTCGACGATCTGCATCATCAGCGGCAAGTTGCCCTTGACCTCCGCCTTCTCGGCTGCGCGATCCAGCAGGCGCAGTCGGTAGGCACGATTGGCGATGCCGATCTCGGCGGATTCCTCTCGGAAGCGCTTGCGCGTGTCCTCAAACAGCGTGCGCCACTTGATGTTCAGCGTCCGGCCGGCATACTTCGTCGGGTCGTAGGTCTCCACCTGCTGGCGGGTGACGTCGAGCTTGAAGGTTTCCTTGACCTGCGCGACCACCTGAGTGGGCTTGTCGA